TCCGCGTTCAATTGCTTGACGGGAAATATCTTGCTGACCGGCAATGGTGCGAACATTGATTGTCAATAGTGTGTCATCAACATCTGTTTCGCTTACTGCATCGTTCTGTGTTACCTGAACTGCAGTTGAGCTTCCTGTGGTCATGCGAGAGATATTCAAGGTCATTCCGCTTGGTGGGAGTGTCATCTTGTTTGTCACGAAGTCTGCGAATGGGCGACCTGCACGAGCAAGTGGCGCAGCGAGATCAACGAGATATTGTGGGATAACAAGACCATCAAATTGAGCAGTTCCGACATCGCGGCGCTCAATGGATTCCTCGCGCTGATGGCGAGCAAGACGCTCTTGTGCTGCGTAATCAGACTTGAACTGTGCGTTGTAAGCATCCTTGAAGAAGGAAGCATCTGATTCTGCTGCATAGGTGCGTGCTTCTTTTGTTACTTTGAAACCGCCGACCTTTGGTGTTGCGATTTCTGCTACTGCGGAGCGAGCTTCTGCGGCTTTCGCATCTGCTGCTGCTTGTGCAGTAAGTTTTTCAATCTTCTCATCGAGAGAACGGGATTCAGCGACTAGAGCATCAACCTTTGCGGTTTCCTCTGCGGTTAGATCGGTGCGGTTCTCAGCGGCAACTGCCTCAAGAACTGCATCCATTTCTGCCTTCACTGCATCACGGCGCTCGACTACTTTGTCAAGATATGACATTGAGTTTTGCTCCTTATGAGTTTGGTTGCGAGGTGGTGGCGAAGATGCTCACGGCGCTTCAAGGGTGTGAGGTTCGCTCCGACTTCAATCTGCTCGAATGAGCAGAAATCTATTTTGTTGCGTTAATAATTGCTTGAGCAAGGCGCAGAGAAATCTTGCGACCTTCTTCTTCTGTTGGCGATGGTAGCGGATCAATGGCGCGAAGTTCTGATGACTTGTGACCAACGAGGGTTTCAGTTTCAACCCATCCATCACGCAGTTCCCGATAAACACGAATAAGAACCGCAGGGTCGCCTTCTTCGGCAGTAATTGAGAAATCTGAATTTGGAACGCCTAGCACGCCTTCACGCATTACATGTTCAATGCGACCACGAGCGGTTCCGCCTGACGAATCCCATTCAACGAAGTCACCGACAACATCAACTGCGCGGGCATATTCTTCTTCATCTTCTTCATCAATTTCATTATTATCACCGACCATTTGCGCCATAACTTCAACTGCACGCATAATGTATTCGTGACCTTCTGAAAGGTCTGAGAAAATACTCTTGAGCGCAATAAGGGAATCGCCGGTCACTTCACGGCCTTCCTTGACTGCTTCAATGGCGGCGCGTAATTGTTCACGGGCCTGCACTGATGTTGTCGGATAGGCAGGATAAGTAACAACTGAGACATCGCCATCGGCAAGTGAAACCTCTGTTAAGACGCGCACTGAGCGGTCATCATTCCACTTTTGACGAATAACGCGGAAAGCAAATGACATCTGATCCACATCACCGCGTTCAACAAGTGTGTAAATATCTCGACCTTCTTGTGTATCTGCTAGGTCTGCTTCAAATCGTAAGCCTCTGTCATCTTCTTCTAACTTCAAAGTGCCATTCTTGGTGCGAGCTAGTGGCAGACCTTCGTGGTTAATGAGCAGACGAACATCGGGAGTTTCACTCAAGGTCTTACGGAAGGCGCCTGGCGCAATTTTCTCTTTGAATGGTAGTGGCACGCTTGAATCGTGGAAGACTGCGGCATAACCCGACAAACGCATTGAGCCACCTTCGGCTCGTGCCTCAACATCGCGCACGACAAATGTGCGGCGTTCTAATTTCTTCATTTTGCTCCTTGAATCGGCTTCGGCATTGAGGGCATCAATTTTGCGTTGCGCCCATTCTTGCGCTCTGTCACTAAAGTCAGAATCTCCGCCCCATAACAACCAAGCAACTAACCCTGCGCCTGGATATTGCGGATGCGATGAGTCTTTGTTTTTTGGCGCTTGGCCGTCAACTTTATGACGAGCAAACCAAGGTGCCATCTTGCGAACTTTGTTTTCAGTTATTCGACCTGCCGCCATTTCGCGTGCTTCGCGCTTGGCAGTATCGGTCAGACCATCTCCCCCAAAACCTTCACTGAGATATTTCAGACCACGAGCTGCGTTGTTACGAATGAATTGAGGAACGCTCAAATCTACTTGACGAACTTCGCCACCTGGTTCCATATCCTCTGAAATTGAAACTGCAACCATTTGGTCAATCGCATCTTGCTTGCTTGAATGACACCCAATAGTCGTGTAAGAACCATCAGATTCTTCTTTGACTGTTGCCCATCCTTGGCAATCGCTTTGCTTGTCTGAAATGTAATATGGCATTTTTGTCCTAAATCAGAAGCAGAACTTCTGCATCGTCTTCAAGTATGGAGAAGGAAATTTCTGCCATTGCTCGTGCGCTGACAGAACCAAGCGAAGCAATCGCGCCTGCAATGACAGTTGAAATTTCAACTTCTTGCTCTTGGGTTGGTTGCGCAAAGTTTGGTTGAACATAACTTGGTGATCCAAGACCGCCTGCAACACTAGGAGTTTCAGGTCGCGTGTTGGCATTTGCTTCTAATCCACCAAGACTTGCACTAGCCGTTGCCTCAATGAAATCTGCGGCGCGGGCGTTTGCCGTCAGTGCGCCGAGTGCGCCTGTCGCGGTGGCATTGTGGGTTACAAGTGAACTTGAACTTGATCCAAGCGAACCTAAATCCGCCGAAGCGGTAGCAATAACAACAGGGCCGAGAAGGTCTGTGTCAAGAACGCCTGAATCAAGAACAAATTGTGATGGCATTCTAAGAAGCCAAAGTCAATGATGCCGTTAGTGAGCCACTTGGAATGGTGTAAGTATCACCGGCAGTATAAGCATTGCCAACGATAGTGCCACTGAATAAGAAATTGCCAGCAGAAGCATTATCCCAAGCAGTGAAAAAAGTAGCGTCTTCAGAACCGGCGATGTTTGTCCAAGTGACCGCAGCATCAGAAGCAATTGAACCGCTAGACGCGGCAGCGAAAGTGACTTCTTTACGAGTTGTTTCAGTAGCAGCATTGGCAGTTCCATTCGCCCCAGGGTCGCCCGTGTGGAGTTTGACATAGACATTTGCCGCAGAGTAAGCAGTGGCATTACCGACTGCATCAAGGAACTTATTTGCTAAGTATGAACTCAATCCTGTTGCCATTACTCATCTCCCTCGATGAACTCTTCAATGACTTCTGCAATACGACCTTGCTCGTCACGAACAACCTTCTTGCGAACTTTGCGCCGGTCAATTTGATTTGTTACTTCAACCTTTGGTGCTTCAACATTAACTGTCGGTGCATCTACACGAACTTCAGGTGATTCAAGCATTACCATCGCAGGTTCAACTTTGACATTTGGCGCCGCTACATTCACGACAGGCTCAGGAATGTTGACCACAGTTCCGTTATTGCGAGCCTCACGAACATCATAGGCAGCAGATGGGTCGTTTGGATCAATCTGTGAAATTGGTTGAAGTTGTGAACTTGGAACGCCTGTGTGTGCGATAGGCACCATTTCAACCGCCTTGAGGACTTCTTCAGGATTGAAGCCAACTTGAACCAACTTGCTCACAATGTCAGCTCGTAGGTTGAGTCCGACATCCTTGGCATCGGCAGCATCAATGTTCTGCAATGGAACGCGGAACTGATCGCCTGCTTCTCCGATAGGTGACAAATCTTCAACTGAGCGAACATCGTTCAAGGATAGGAAACCTTCACGAAGGCCTTTGGTATAGGCTTCATAACGCTCAAGCGTTGTGCCACGAAGGAGAGCATCAAGGTTGAATTTGATAAAGCCATCTGACTCAGGAAGCAATGCCGAAAGGCTCTGCTCTAGTCGCTCAAGTAGCGGGCGAAGGCTATGTTGGACAAATGAGAGGTTTTGAGCTTCAACCGAGGCAAATGACATGGCACCTGCTACGGGATGCCCTAGAAGGCTCACAGGAACGCGGAAAAGGCGTGCTATATCCTCAACATTGAAGCGACGAGCTTCAAGCAACTGAGCATCGGCGGCGTTCAAAGTCAAAGGCTTGAAAGCGGCGCCACCTGACAAGATACCGATTTTGCCAGCGCGATAAGGGCCTGTGTGAGTGATGTTCCAATCACGACCAATATCTTGTGCCTGCTCTTGTGTCAGTTCGCCAGGAACCTCAATAACTCCGCCAGGGTTGGCAGCGTTGCCGAAGTAAGCGGCAGCGTAGGTGTCTGCTGCCATTGCCGCGCCAATGGTCAGGCGAGCGGCAGAGACAGGGCCAAGGCCGTAGTGTGATCCTGGAAGTCTGAACATCGGGATATGCAAGATTTCCCTGCTCGTGAGAATCTCGGTGCGTGCCTCATTGACATCACGAATTGTGATTTCATAAACCAAAGGTTCATTAGGGCGCAGACGCTTGATGCGAACCTCGTCAGGGTTCAAGCAATAAAGTTCAAACACTTCATCGTTCTCATCACGAACTGTCAAGATGAAAGCGTTGCCGTGAAGGTTGAGCGAGGCAATAACTTGCTCAAAGAACTCAAGACGCGAGGTTTCAGGATTTGGGCGGTTTATCCATTCAGGTTGTGAACCA